CTTTCCTAGTTAAAGAAGAGAAGTTACTTGTCTTAGCACTGGAGTCTGAGGATACAAAACAAATCACTACTGCTATTAGAACAGTCCTAAAAAATTGTATACAAACTAGAGGAGTGAAAGTAGAATCACTTCCTACTTTTGATATAGAATATCTGTTCCTTAATATCAGAGGTAAGTCTGTGGGTGAGGAGATTGAAGTTAATCTTATTGCTCCTGATGATGAGGAAACTCAAGTACCTGTGACTATTAATATAGATGATATTAAGATACAGAAAGATAAGGATCATACTAATAAGGTTAAGTTGGATGCTCAGTTAGTAATGGAGATGAAGTATCCTTCATTGGATGAGTTTGTTAAGAGTAATTTTGATTTTGATGATACTATTGGAATGGATCAATCATTTGAATTGATAGCATCATGTATTAATAAAATCTATAATGAGGAGGAGGTATGGTCTGCTGCTGATTGTACTAAGAAGGAGATGAATGATTTTCTAGAGCAGATGAATAGTATGCAATTCAAAGAGATTGAAACTTTCTTTACTACTATGCCTAAGTTATCTCATAGTGTGACCTTCATTAATCCAAAGACTAATGTTGAAAGTACTGTAGTACTAGAAGGGTTATCATCTTTTTTCGCGTAGGCATGGTGCATATGGATCTGGAGAATTATTATAAACTTAATTTCTCTTTGATGCAGTACCATAAATATTCATTAACTGAGATTGAAAATTTAATTCCTTGGGAGAGGGATATATATGTTGGGATGCTTCAACAATACCTTGAGGATGAAAGATTAAAGCAACAACAAGCAAATAGTTAATGGCTCCAGCAACCACAAGTCCAATCAAAATACTTTCAGACTTAGGATATGAAGTCTGGGAGATGGAAAGTGACGCTGATATGCTAAGAGCATTGGTAGATGCAATTAATAGTTTAGATCCTAGTGATGGTAGAATTCCTATACTACAAGATGCAGTAAAGGAAATAAGAGGTGCAAGTAGAGCTGCTACTCCTAGTAAAGCTCAGAAGATTACTGAGAAGAAAACAAGAATAAAAGCTAGTAAGTTTATTCCTAGAGCAAAACCTGCTCCAAAACCAAAAGCAAATCCAGTAGCAATGCTACCTCCTGCTCAAGAAGATAATCAATCTATATTTGCTGGACTATTGAATGGATTGAAGGGTATAGCATCACTACTTAAAAATATAGCAGCACTGTTGGGAGTTCAATTTGTATTTAAAAAGTTACTTGCTGCTAGGAAACGTAGATCAGATGCGCTCGCCTTAAAGAAGGAAAGAGAAGAAGGATTGGAAGGTGATAAGGATGGTCTAGGTAAAAAAATTAAAGATACTATTACTAAACCAATAAAATCTTTCTGGGATACATTATTAAATTTCTTCAAGAATATATTACTAGGGTCAGCAGTCTTAGGATTTTATAAGTGGATGAAAGATCCTAAGAATTTAGAAACTATTCAAGGTATTGCTGATTGGTTTAATAAGTATGGAAAAGCTGTTCTTATAACTTTAGGTTCATTATTAGCTTTAGATATAGGAGTTAAAGTTTATAGATTAGTAAAAGCTATAAGAGGTGCTATACAACTTTTAAAGTTAGGTGAATTGTTGAGAAGGATACCTTGGTGGAAAACTCCTCAAGCAGGACAGAAAGCTGGTCAAAAGTTATTAGGTGCTAGTCCAGATATTGTAGATAAAGGTGGGCAGATACTTTCAAGAGCCACTAAGGGACAAGCATTATTGGGAGGAGATATAGTAGGTGAGTCAGCTAAAATAGCTGGTGAAATTGCAGGTACTTCATCTACACGTGCTCCTGCAACAGTATTATCTAAATTGGGAGATGATATTACTGCACAATTTAATAATTTTTTAAGCAGCACTACAAAAAATATTACAGGAGCATTTAATCCTAAAAAAGTAACTGAAGGATTATTAAATCTTGATAATGTGGGAACTGATTTAGCTGATAAGGTTGCTGCTGAGGCTGTTGAAGAACAGATGTCTAAGCTCTTGACAGAGGGCATGACTCAGACTGTAGCTAAAAGTCCTACAGCATTTCTTAGTAAAGGTGCTACTGAAGTTCTCCCAGAATTTAGTGGCATGAGTGGAGCAGAGATAATGAAATTTGTAGGTAATAAAGAAGCTCTAAAAAAATTATTTAAGAATGGATTTATAAGTAAGATGCAATATAAAAGATTGCTTGATCTTTCTGCTGAAATGCCTGATTTTGGTAAGGCATTTGCTAAAGGGCAATCCACCAGAGTAATGTCTGAGGCAGCTAAGCAGCTAGGACCTTGGGGTATGTTAAAGAGAACTTTACCTATTATTAGTACTGGTTTAGATGCATGGTCTTCTATTGAGGAGTTGCAGAAAGGAAATCTTCAAGCTTCACTTTTATTTGCTGGAGGGGCTGTTACCAGTATAGTTGCTCCTTGGTGGTCATTGGGATTAAGTCTTGGTGGAATAGCTGAATCTGTTAGAGCAGATAGGGCAAGAGAAGTTGACCCTGATTATCAAGATTCTTTATCAAAATATCTTAAGGACATAAAATTTGCTCCTCATATGGTTACACCTCAGTTGATGGATTTTTATTCTTTAAGTCCTATGAATAAGAAGAAAAAGGATGTTAAGATAGTTCTAGCACCAACTGATACAGGAGATACCAGTTCTTCCAGTGGATCAGGTGCTACTAATAGTGACATTCAAGAGATAAGTTCTGTTGATCAAGGAAATGATAGTCTTCTTTCATCAGTTAGTCTATATGGAGCGTTAAATTACGCATGATTCTTCCACTTCTCACTACAGGACTTAAAATATTTCAAGCAACCAGAAAGAAAGCATCTTCTGGATCTGATGCAGCGACTAAGATTACTAGTAAACAAACCACTGTGAGTGGTAAGAGTGTTGCCAAGCCAAAATCAAATGCAATTGTTAAAGCACAGTCTAATAAGATATCTGCTACTAAATTTTTACAAACCACACCTGATCCTAGTAAGAGTAAAGCTACAGCTAAGGGAGGAATCTTTGAAGCATTTGCTTCTATAATTAATGCCATTAATAAATTTCTTTCTAATATTCTATCCACATTGATAGCTGATAATAAATTAACAAAGAAACAATCTGATGATGAGAGAAAAAAATTAGCGTTAGTTACTAAGAGACAAAGAGAATCTAATCTTGAAGAAGATGATGTAGGTGGGGAGACTACTACTAAGTCTAAATCTAAATCTAAAAGTTCATTCCTTGATGCAATAATTAAATTTATTACATCTATAGCTCTTGGATCTTTAGTCCTTGCATTGTATAGAAGATTCTCTGATATAATTAAATTTTTTAAGGATACATATGAAGTTATAAAAGATGTTTTTGAAAGGTTGGGTAGATATATTTCTCCTATATGGGAGGTATTTAAATTTTTAGTTGATCCTGTACAGGGTATAGCTGATTTGATAGGTTTAAAACCTGATACCACTGACTATGCATCTATGATAGAGAAAGATCTTAAAGATGCAGAGTCAGAACTTGAAGTAGAGACAGATAATCTTTCCAAAATTTTGGAGCAAGAGAAAGAAGGGTATGAAGTAGTACAAGAAACTGAAGGAACAAATCCACTTAAACTGGCTGTGGATTTTTTCCTTGGATTAAAAAGAAATGCAAATCCATTAAATATTTTAACAGGAGCAAATAAAGCAGAGGCTGGTACTTTAGATGGAAAACCCATTGCAATGGATAGATCTTTTGCCAAGGGAATGATTAAAGAACATGAGGGATTAAGATTGAAAGTATATCAAGATTCAAAAGGACTTAAAACAGTTGGATATGGACATCTAATTGATGCTGATTCACCAACTGACATTAGAAGTTTAAAGGTGGGAGATTCAATAACTGAGGAAAGAGCTAATCAATTATTTGGTAGGGATTTTGATGAGGCTTTAAATGCTGCTAGAAACATTCCTGGTTTCTTTAATTCTAGTAAGAAACAACAGGCAGCATTGATTGATCTTACATTTAACATGGGACCTAATTGGTCTGATGGATTCCCATCTTTTGTTAAAGCATTTGCTACTGGAAATTATGAAGAAGCAGCAAGACAATTAGAATTTGCTGATCCTGACAATAGACCAGGAGTAAAATCAGGTTATGTTCAAGATGTAGGATCAAGAAGATCTGAACCTATTTTAAATCTTATAAAAGATAAAGGAATTGATGTAAACATCTCTCCACATTTAAAAAATATTGAGCATCTTTTAAGTAGTCAATCAAATGATTTATCTAAATTGTCTAGTAAGATTGCATCTATTTCTATGGATGAAGAGGAGTTTGATGACTCTCCTATCATAGTCCCC